CATATATATTTGATGAACTCATATATCAAAAAGGATTACTAAATAGTCAAATAAGTAACTTACTTAAAACACACGAAGTAAAAGAGATTATATATGCAGATTCAGCCGAACCTAAGAGTATTGCAGAACTATCAAGTTATGGTCATTTAATATTACCAGTTAAAAAAGGTAAAGACTCAATAGTGTATGGTATCAATCTGATCAATCAAAATGAAATCTATATAACTAATAGAAGTCATAACTTAATCAAAGAACTACAAAACTACATTTGGTTAAAGAACAAAGAAGGCGAAACACTTAACAAGCCAATAGATGCTTTTAACCATTGTATTGATGCGATGAGATATGCTATCACTTCACAATTAGAGAATCCTAATAAGGGTCAATATTACATTTACTAAATAAAAGTTATTAATAATTTTGTTAATTAAATAATTAGTTATATATTGCAGTATAATTAAAAACAAAATGATACAAATTTTAGATAACAGAAAAGAGCAATACGATTTAGAGATTGACAACGAAGGTTTTGGGAAGTGGTATATTTACAATACAGATAACAACAAGATTATTGCTTGTAAGTATAAAAGCGAAGCGATAGAAATAAAAAGAAACCCAAATGACTGGGATATATAATTAATAACTTAAAAACAAAACAAAATGACAAAAGATTTAAAACAGTATTTTACAAAAAAGAACTTGAGTTTATATTTGATACAATAGGAGATAATTGTAGTCCAATATATGACAAAGGAACAAAAAAAGAAAAGCTGACTCATTCAATACTTGACAAGCTATCAGATATAGCTTTTAAAAATAATTACAATAAATAACTAAAAACAAAACAATGAAAAACAAAATTAACGATTACGAAGAAACTTTATTATCTCATTTATTAGAGTTACCAGAATATAAAAGAAAAATATTTATATCGTGTTTAATTGCATCAATGTTAAATGAAGACAGCAGAGAAGATGCTAAAGATATTTACGATAGTGTACATAAAGAACTTAAAAAAATCTAAACAATGAAAAAACTAAAACACTACTTAACATTATCATTATTCTCATTTGTATTATTAATTGCAAGTGTAGTATTATTATCGCTTGAATCTATTATACATAACTTAATATTTTAGATATGNTAGAGGTAAAACAAGGCGAAGTAATAGTAACAAAAAACAACACAACAAAAATATACACACTAAAAGAATACACAGATAAAATATACTATAGAAAACTATATACTAGAATCTTTCAAATAATTTGTTTCATAATAACAATGTTTATCCCAGCAATATTCATTAACTTGTTTAAATGACAAGAAGTGTAAGAACTGCTATGAGTTGGTGTTTTAAAAACAATATTAAAGTTATTATACAACCAACACAAACTAAAAGAGATGTTATAATAGAAATACATAGAGATAACAAAATACAAAAAGGAAAAGAAATATATAAACAAGATAAAAAATTATACAAAAAAATAGAAGAATTATATTTATATCTATATAAAACATTAAGATAGTTTTTAGTTAATAGTGAAGAAAAAGGAGTTGCTTTATACAAAGTAGCTCTTTTTTCGTTTTATAAAAAAGATTGTATGCAAATCGAAATAACTATACCTAGTTCTTTAAAAGAAGTTAAGTTAAAAGACTATCAAGACTATTTAACAATTGAAGACCCTAATGATGATGATATGCTAAAATGCATACTTAATATAGATCAAAATGAATTGGGTAAAATTAAAGCTAGTGATGTAGATTATTTGTTAGATCATATAATAAAATTGTTTAAAAATAAACAAGAGTTAATACCTACATTTAAAATGTATGGTGTTGAATATGGTTTTATACCTAATCTTGATCAAATAACATATGGAGAAAACAAAGATGTTACAACATATATAAACGATTGGGAATCTATGAATAAAGCTATGGCTGTTTTATTTAGACCAATAAAACAAAAGAAAGGTAACAAGTATCTAATAGAAGAATATGAGGGAAGCCATAAGTATAGTGAAGTCATGAAAGATATGCCTTTAAATGTTGTATTAGGTGCAATGGTTTTTTTTTACAATTTAACCAACGAATTGCTGAAATCTATGCCGAACTATTTGGAGAAGCAACTAATGAAGGAACAGATGCACGAAGCAATTTCTCAAGAAAGTGGGGAAGCTATTCAGAACTATATACACTTGCTCAAGCAGACATTACAAGATTTAAAGAAGTTGCAAAACTTCCCCTTCATCAGTGTTTAATGTATTTAGCATTTGAAAAAGAAAAAGCAGAATTAGAATCAATAATGATTAAAAGTAAATTTAGATAATATGCAAGGATTTTATAACCTATCAAATAAGATTAGAGAAACACTACAATTAGATCAATACGTTAATACAGTTACTTATGGAGACATATTCGATGTAGACTTAAACAAACAAACAATATATCCATTAAGTCATTTTATGGTTACTAATGCAGTGTTACAAGAAAGCGTTTGGAACTTTAGTATATCTCTATTGTGTATGGATATAGTAGATGAAAGCAAAAACTTTGCTGAAGGCATACCTGATGAATTTCGTGGTAACAATAACGAACAAGATGTATTTAATACACAACTAGCAGTTGGTAATAGATTAATTGAATTATTAAGGAGAGGCTCATTATATGTTGAACTTTACCAATTGCAAGGAGATGCCACATTTGAACCATTTACCGATAGATTTGAAAACAAGTTAGCTGGATGGACAATTACTTTTAATGTAGAAATACCTAATGGAATGACAATATGTTAAAGAACTTACAAAAAGAGCTACAAGCTTTTGGTAGTTTTGTAGTACAAGAATCAAGAAAGAATCTTACTGAAGAAAAACATAATGTAACAAGAGGGTTATTTAATAGTATTGGTTATGATGAAGAAAATGAAAATGGTGTTTATTCTATTCAATGGTTTATGGATAATTATGGAACTTTTTTAGATAAGGGTGTTAAAGGAACTAAATCAAACTATATAGAAAGCAAAAACTCTCCATATAGTTATAAAGACAAAAGACCACCAATGCAACCTTTAGCTGATTGGGCCAAAAAAAGAAACATAAGATTAAGAGAATATAAAATAGTAGATGGCAAAAGAGTTTCAACTGGTAGATTTGCAAAAGGCAGTTATAAAACTATAGGGTTTATATTACAAAAAAGCATATTTGAAAAAGGTATTAAACCAACTTTCTTTTTTACTAAAGCGTTTGATAGTGCATTTAAAAAATACCCTAAATTATTAACCGAAGCTTTTGCACAAGACATAATAGACATACTAAAAGACAACAACAATGGCAAAAATTAATGTAAGAAGTCCATACTTCGTAAATCTTTCAACAACAAATTTAACATCTGCACAAATTGAAATTGATATATATTTTGGTTCTGTAAATGCAAGTTGGCAAAGCACTCCACAATATACTTTAGTTTCTACAGCAGTTAATGGTAAAGTTAATTTTGAAATATCAGAGTTAATTAAAGATTATATAACAGCTTTATTTGATGGTTCATTTCCTACAAGTCCAGCAACAGATTCTGAATCTACTACAATATTTGTAGATTATAAAACTACAGAAACTTTATCTAGTGGTAGTCCAGTAGCAACAGAAGTTTTAGGACTAAGAGCTTTTTATGGATATGGATATTTTGAAGATGGAGTAAATCCAAGTTTTGATAATATTTTCTATTTACAATCTAATAACACAATACTTAAAAACACTAATGCAACAGTTACAATTCCAGTTGATAATACTATTGCTACAAGTCTAGTATGGAAATATCAAGGAACATCAGTTTCAAGTATTTCAATATCAGCACAAACAGATATAGAAGATCAAATAACTTATGTTACAAATACAGGAAACTTTAATGTAGATCAAGCTGTAATTAGTGCTAGTCTTAAAACTATAACTATAAATATCGATTCATATGAAAAATGCAAGTACACTCCATACAAATTAACTTTTATAAACAAGTACGGAGCATATCAAGAAATATGGATGTTTGCGAATTCTAAGTTAAGCATGAACACTAATGAAGAAAAATATAAATCTAATATTCTAAGTAACGGAACTTATTCAATAAACAATCCACAAATTAAAACACTTACAAAAAACGCAAATCAAATATTAACTCTTAATAGTGATTTCTATCCAGAGAGTTATAACGAAATATTTAGACAATTATTTTTAAGTGAAAAAGTTTGGATTTATTATGGAAGTCAAACACTAGGAGTAAATATAGAAAGTAAAAGTATTAATTATAAAACAAGTCTTACAGATGGTTTAATAAACTACACAATTAATGTAAGTTTTGCTTTTGATACAATAAACAACATAAGATAAATGCAAGTAATAGAACTATATATAAATAATACACGAGTAGATTTATTTAAAGATGAGAGTGTAACTATTACTGACACAATAGTAAATGCTAAAGATGTTGCCAAAGTATTTACAACTTTTAGCCAACAATTTAGTTTACCAGCAAGTTCTACTAACAATCTAATATTTAAACACTATTATAATTGGAATATAACTCTTGGAAGTTTTGATGCTAGAGTAAGAGTATCTGCTATACTTAAATTAAATGGAGTAGATTTTAAAATAGGTAAAGTAAAGCTTAATTCTGTTTCAATGAAAGACAATAAAGCATACTCTTACAAAGTTATATTCTATGGAGAAACAGTAACATTAAACGATACATTAGGAGAAGACAAGTTAAGTGCTTTAAGTGATTTGAATACTTTAAGTTTAAACTATAACACAGCTAAAATAAAAGAAAAGCTAGAAGTAGATCCAGCAACCAATGATATTGTAACTCCTTTAATTACTTCTGGTGCAAGTGGAACGCAATCAAGACTATTTTACAATAGTGATAATTCTGCACATTTAAATGATACTGGTAATTTATATTATCATACTGGTAGTTCACATGATCATGGAGTGTTATTTTCTGATTTAAAATATGCTTTAAGAGTAGATAGAATAATTCAAGCTATAGAATCAAATCCAGAATATGAAATAACTTTTAGTAATGATTTCTTTGTTAATACAAACGAAGCTTATTATGATTTATTCATGTGGTTACATAGAAAATCAGGAGGTGTTGGTAATGGAGATCAAGTATCTACTTTTCCAACTTCTGTTAATGGTTGGACTTCTAGTGGTAGTTTTATTTGTGGTGCTACTGAAGTTTGGGGTGGAATGAGTAATGTATCTACTTTAACAGTATGTCCAGAATTTGCTCAATATAGCAGTAGTAATACATCTATGAAATTAGGTTTATTTACTTCTAGTACAGATGCGTATTCTGTTGAAGTCTTACAAAACGGAGTATCTATTTATGCCGCAACAGGATTGACAGGCAACACTACTTTAGAGAGTACATCAGCTGGAGGAGATTTAGGTGCTCCGTCTGTATCTGCTGGAGAATGGACAGTTATTATAACTGTAACAAGTGCAATTACTTTTAGTAATATAACTTGGACTTTAACTAATAACGAGCCTAACGAAAACCCAGTAACTCTTACATTTCCAACTGGTTCTTTTTTATGTGATACAAATTTTGAATTCGTTATTACACAACAGATTCCAGATATTAAAATAATAGACTTTTTAACTGGACTATTTAAATTATTTAATCTTGTAGCTTATACAAAAGAAGACGGCACTATATATGTTGATACTTTAGATAGCTTTTACGCCACTTCTAATACTTATGACATAAGTAAATACATTGATGTAAATACAAGCGCTGTTGATGTAGCTTTACCGTATAGAAAAATAAACTTTACTTATGAAGGTTTAGGAACTTTTTTAGCTGCTCAATGGGAACAGTTAAATGTAGCTAAATGGGGGGCNGAAAGCTATGAAGCACAAGGCGGTTTAGATGGAGAAATATACTCAGTAGTAGCTCCTTTTGAACATATGCAATTTGAAAGACTTTTAAATATAGATGATACATCTGGTGCAACACAAACTACTATTCAATGGGGTTTTTGTGTAAATGATAATCAACAATCTTATATTGGTAAACCTATTTTATTTTATCCTATTTTAAAAACTGGTGGTGCTACAACTCCCATTTCATTTAGAGATACTCCGACAAGTCATAGTCAAGTTACA